GTATTAACTGTGCTTTAGGTAATTACTTCACAGCTACGATTAGCGGCAACTCGACTGTTGTTATATCGGGTGTTCCGTCAAGTGTTGCTTACAGTTTTGTTTACGAAGTTCGACACAATACCGGCACGATTACTTGGCCTACTGCAGTTGAGTGGCCGAGTGATACTGCGCCGACTTTGACTACTGGCAAGACCCATGTGTTCATCTTTATTACAGATGACGGGGGTTCTCGCTGGCGTGCTGCAAGTTTAGTTAATTACGACACTTGATATATGGCTTTCACAACTGATGCTGCATTGTTAGGTGCTGCTGGTGCTGGCGGCGGCTCCGGTGGAGGGGGCGTCATTACTGATATTGCTGTTGGAACAAGCGGCTCTCCTTACTTATCTGTGTATCCATTTACGTCAGGCGTAGGTTTTGGCGCCAAGTATACTTCACCTACTATACCTGGTCCTGTTTACAGTATTGCTTTTAGTCCTACAGATATCATTATTCCTCATTCTTTTAGTCCATTTGTTGCCGCATACCCATTTACTTCTGGGGTGGGTTTTGGTGTAAAATACTCCAATCCTGTAGGTTTTACAGCTATTAACCAGTGCAAAGATGCGTGTTTTGATAATACTTATAGTACAGTATTTTTAACACATCAGGGGGCTCCTGGTCTTACTGCTTATCCGTTTACATCTGGTGTTGGTTTTGGGACTAAGTACTCAGCTCCTTCTCCTATAAACGGCAATGGTAACTATGTTTCCTACAGCCCTGTTTCTGACGACGTAGCTGTTAGTACAGGTACTTATTTATATTTCTATAGTTATAGATTTACCCCGGGAGTGGGGTTCGGTGCTTCTTACTCTTTACCTCCTCTTTTTCCATCTTCGAATGCAGAGGGAATTACGTACTCCTTAATGGAGGATACTTCTGTTGTTATGTTTGTTACTACTACCTATAGCAACAGATTTTATGCTTATCCGTTTACATCTGGTGTTGGTTATGGTTCTAATTATGCTAATACCCCCTCTATTACGGGTGACGGCCGAGATGTTTCGGCTACTTCTACAGACGTAGCCGTAGCCTATGGCACTTCTCCTTACATAAATGTTTACCCTTTTACTGTTGCTGGTGGGTTTGGAACTAAGTACGCTAATATTTCTCCTGGTCTTCCTGATTACCCGCTTACAGTACATCTTACTAACACGGACTTAGCTATAGGCCATAGGGGTTCTCCTTATGTATCCGTGTATAGGTTTACCCCCGGTGTGGGAGTAGGTGCTAAATATACTAACCCCGCTGTTCTTCCTCCAGCTAATGAAGGCTATGTTCGATTTAGAATAGCTTGACAAAATTGGTTTTGTTGTTAAACTATTTTTTTTAGCCTGCAATCAATCCTAAATGGACTCAACTCAACTTCAGACTTTCCTTGAACTTCGCAACAACGAAGTTGCTGAGTACCAACTAAACATAGACAACTTTAAACGCGCCATCGAAAAAATTGACACTCAGTACGCTGAGAACCAAGATATGCTCGACTTCAAGGAGCAGCTCATTAAACTGTTGGCCGATAACCAACGAGAGCAACTTAAATCTATAATTATGAGAGATGTTATTGCCGATCAGCTTGCGGAGCTGGAGGAATCCTGATGTTCTACGGAAAGTTGGCTGAAGACGGGACACTCGCTAAGTGGCCTTATTCCATTGCGGAACTGAAGCGTGATCATCCGAACGTCAGTTTCACGAAAGAGATCAGTCCCGAGACTTTAGCCAGCTTCGGCGTGGTTACCATCAGCCGGACAGAACAACCTCCGTACCTGTACGACAAAGAATATGTGCGGGGTGTCGTCGCTAATCCCGATGGCACCTTCGCCGAGATTTGGACATACCGGGACCTGGATCCCGCGACTTTGGCTGAGCGCACAGCCGGTCAAGCTGAATCCGTTCGGTTCGAGCGCAACGAAAAACTCTCGGCTTGCGACTGGACTCAGCTTTCGGACGCTACTGTCGATGCTGCGACCTGGGCGACGTACCGTCAAGCCCTGCGCGATGTGCCTCAGCAAGCTGGATTCCCTTGGGAGATCACCTGGCCTACTGAGCCTGCGTAATTTAAAATAGATACAAAACCAAAGCTCATGAGCAATCCTATTTACTCTCAGAGCTTTGAGGGCATCGTCACAGTCATCACCAACATTATTGAGACAGTCAGCGGCGTGGGCACAACCTCCTTCACCTTGTCACCTGACGGTTATCCGTCGAACTTTGGAGGTGTTGTCTCGGCGTTGGCAGATTTAAATAGTACAATCAGCGGCATTTCTGCTGGAGGTGGAGGCTCCGCTAACATCGCCGCCGGTTCGGGAATTTACATTACTACAAGTGGTAGCTACGACATTATAAACGCTACAGTTACTAGCGCTTCTGGCACTGTATTCAGTGCTGGTTCCGGTCTGTACCTTGTTAATAGCACTGAGTTTAATATCGACTACAACCAAGTCTTTCAGGGCTCGGTTTCTGGTCATGTGTTGGCTGAGGGCAGCAATACGGTTCTGCCTAGCGGGGATTACATCACTGTCAGCGGCACGGATATCAGTTCTGTAAAGAACTACACGGCTGGCGAGTCTATCTCTGTTGGTCAGTTCGTTTGTTTCGACGCTGGTTCACTCGTTAAGGCCTCCGCTGCGAGCGGCGTGGATTCGACCCGCTACAACACGTTCGGTTGTGCGATTACTGCCGGTGGCGTGTCTGATACGATCAAGGTTAATTCAGATAATATTGTGACACTCAGTAGTTCTAATATCACGGCTGATGCGGCGCTGACTCCCGGCGAGTCTTATTATCTGTCGAAGTTTTATGGTGAGGTGACTCGGTTCTCGACCACTTCCGGTACGATTACGTTTGCTGAAGGCTATGGCGCATTGGTCTACGTCGGCCGTGCCCTGAGCACAACTCAACTTGAAGTTGAGATTCAACCTAAGATCCTGCTGACGGAGTGATTCAAGATGACTTTAAGGACTCCGATTATTCTGATCAGCGGCGGTTATTCCCAACTGCCTGTTGGTGATACAGTTCCTGGAACTGACGCAACGGCCCTTGCTAGTGGTAACGCTGCCTTAGTCGATGCAGCCACAGCTCAGGCAAGTGGTAATGCTGCTTTAGTTGTCGGGGCCACGGCTCAAGCTAGTGGTAACGCTGCGTTGGTTTTGGCCGCTGAAGCCTTGGCTAGCGGTAATGCCGCTTTAGCTCAGGGTGGGGGCGGTTCTACCGTTACTGACACCCTCTTACTTCTCTGATCGATGCCTTTTCGTAGGACTTCTATCGATTCGAGTCAGCGGACGGGGTTTTATTCTCCAAAGCGGTCCCGCGTGGTTGGGAGTCGCATTGCTCATTCTATAAGTCCAGATCCGGATGCAGAAGCTTATTTACTCGCTGTAGAAGCAGCTGATGGTGAGCCTTTAGAAGCTGGCGTTGTTAATGTTGTAACAGATTTTGTTGTTGGTTGTAAGTCTGATGGTATATGGGACGCTGTAAAAGCCTCTTGTATTCTTGCCGGTGCTAGGACTCTTGCTGGTGCGCTGGTGCCGTTGGTAGGTACTGCACCGACGAATTATAACTTTGTGGAGGGTGACTATAGTAGAACAACAGGATTAGTTGGAGACTATAGCACAAAGTATTTAAGCAGCAATCGGGCAAACAATGCAGATCCTCAAAATAACAACCATAATGCTGCTTATGTTTCGCAAACAGGTGCATCAGGGCTTGCTGTTATTGCGGGAGGCGTGTCCAACACAGGCGATAACTACACAGATCTGATACCAACTATAAGTGGAACAAGGCATACAAATAGAAACTCATCAAACACTACAAATGGGACGTATACTATTGGTCTTGTAGCTACGTCGAGGGACTCTTCTGCATCTTATACTTACAAAGTGCCTGGGGCGAGTCAAGCCACCAGAGTGATAAGTTCACAAACGCCATCAAGCACCATAGTCACAATATTTGCTCGTGGTGGCGGAGCATCTGGTTTTTCCGATCATAGGATCTCCTTCTACTCCATCGGCGAATCCCTAGACCTGGCTCTTTTAGACAACCGCGTTACAGTTTTAATGAGCGGCATTCAAAACGCAATCCCCTAACTTTAAGTAAAATAGAACCATAAAGGACAACACCTATGGCCCGGCAGTACACAAGGTTAGTTGACATACAGCGTGTACCAAACGCTACAGGCGTCCTGTACACAAATCCTGCGGCCACGACAACTTTCGTCAAAGGCTTTTCTTTCTACAACGCTGGTTCTGTCTCGGGCACCGTGGCAATCTTCAACGTGCCCGATGTCGCCTCGGCAACAGGCATCCCGAGTTCGGGTAATAAAATCACTGAGATTGTTTTAGCAAGTACTGAAACGTTCTTGCTTGAGTATCCTTATCCTATTACTATGATTGATCAAGGAGATAGTATTCAAGGTTATGCTACGACTGTTTCTGATGTTACGGTTCAAATTTTAGGCGATACAGACGCTTGATTTAAGTTGTATGTCTATACGTCGTACTTCCAACCGCAGTAGTCAAGATACGGGTTTTTACAATCCTGAATTTTTTGCTGATGTTGGTAGCCGCATTGCTTATTCTATAAGTCCAGATCCAGATGCAGAAGCTTATTTACTCTCTGTAGAAGCAGCTGATGGTGAGGCTTTAGAAGCTGGTGTTGTTAATGCTATAACAGATTTTGTTGTTGGTTGTAAGTCTGATGGTATATGGGACGCTGTAAAAGCCTCTTGTATTCTTGCCGGTGCTAGGACTCTTGCTGGTGCGCTGGTGCCGTTGGTAGGTACTGCACCGACGAATAACAACTTCGTCAGTGGTGACTATAGTAGAACTACTGGCTTAGTCGGTGACGGTAGTACTAAGTACTTGGACAGTAATAGAAATAATAATGCTGACCCACAAAATAATAATCACAATGCCTTTTACAGAACATCTACAGGGGGTGTTGCGGCACAGGTAATGGCAACTGCTTTTGTTTCCGGTGAAAACACATTTTACGATAATAATGCAGGTTCTTATAACATTCGTAACAGGACTATTACACTTGCTTCTAGTATAGGCACAGCGACAACTGGTTTCGCTGGAGTAAATAGATCAAGTAGCTCTCAAATTACCTTACGTTCAAATAATGTAACTTCTACGCATTCTCTAACTTCCCAGACTCCTAGATCTACGAATATTGCTATTTTTGGGGCTCTTGGAATTCCAAACAACCCAGGGCGCCTATCCTTCTACTCCATCGGCGAATCCTTAGACCTGGCTCTTTTAGACAACCGCGTTACAGTTTTGATGAGCGGCATTCAAAACGCAATCCCCTAACCTTTATTTTTACTGTGTTGCTAACGTATAAGTAACTATTGCTTGGCTTATGTCTTCCCCAGATAAAACCGATCTATGGATCGCAGTAGGTCTATTTATATTTTCAGAATTAGT